AAGTTGAATGGTGAATCGCCGGTATCGCCGGTAAATAGCGGGATCGCGGTATCCATCAGCATGGTGGGATCGCGGTACTGGATCGGATCGAGCGCCGTAATGCCGTTGTCCTGGTAGTTGTCCCAGGAGCCGTAAAAGCCGCCCACGGTGTTGAGCAATCTCAATGTGAGATTGGTGATGCGCTTGGTCTGGCCCTGCTGGGTGGCGTACTGCGCGCCGAACGGCGAGCCGGCCTCAAGCCGCATCTTGGCGACCAGCGCTGGCATCGGCAGCCCAATCGTGACCACGCGCGCTGGCCGCGGCAGCGTCACCGTACCGCTCGAGCTCACGACAAACTGTCCCGCATCGGCGCCGTCGGCCAGCACGTCGACGGTCATGCCAGCCAGGTGCGGCAGCGTAAAAATGGTCGCTGGCGGACCGTTATAGGTCAGTCCGGCATCGACAAAAAAGGCGCTGTTAAGCGGGCTGTTATAGTCAAAGGCCGGCGTCAGATATTCCACGTACCGCGCGGTCGCGCCATTGATGGTCCGGTTGACGATCATCCAGAGGTCGTTGACCGTGCCATCGGGCGAGGGAATGGTGCAGATCGATTCGACGACGCCGCCGCCAATCACCTGGCGATGCCAGCCGGTAACGTCCTGCTCCTTATTGAGCGAGTAACCGCACAGCACGCCGTCAGCGCGCAGGCACCACAACACCGAATCTGGCTCCTGCTGATAGACCATCGCGATGAAGTTGTTGATCGCGGGATTCGTCGAGTTGACCGCCAGGCTAATATGGTCGGCCAGCACGGTAACGTCGGAGGACTGATACTGGTCCTGGACAAAGCTGAACTCGAAGGCGCGAACCTTCCGTCCGGCGGTTTGCACGTAATAGATATCGACGCCGATCTGGATCGCCTGGATGCGCTTGCTCCCCCAGGTCAGTTGCGCCTTGCACGCAGTATTGGCCGGGCCAAGCGGCTCGGTATCGTTAATTGCGCCGGCGGCTAATTCCGCGCCGGTCGTTCCGATCGCCAGTGCCTGCCCGCCGACCATCCACTGCATCGGCTCCTTGCTCGGCACGATGATGCTAATGGCCTGCGCCGCAGTGACATTGCCGCTGGCGTCTTTGGCGTTGAAGTTTTCATAGTCCGCCGACGCCGATCCCCACAGGAAGCCGTCACTGCCGAAAAACAGCCGGTCCTCGAAGAACTTGACGCACTTGGGATAACCATTCGCCGTGCTCCAGGCGCCGAAGGCCCAGAAACTCGTCGAGTTGTCGCTACCCACCACGCTCGCCGGCAGTTGCGAGATCACGTTGGCGGTCGCCGTCCAGATTATCGAGCTCGCCGTACCGCCGCCGCTATAGGGCGTGAAGGCGCCGCCGTTGATACCCGCGCCGGTGGTGTCGTTGAGCTGAAACGAGACCCCGGCCACCGCGCCCGCCACGATGTAATAGTTATTGTCAATGTCGGTCATGCCCTGCACGCCCGAGATGAATACGGTATTGCCGTTCGGAAAGGTGTGACCGGGCGCCGAGACCACTACCGGATTAGCCGCGGTGACGCCGGTGATCGCCACAGTAGTGCCGCCCGGGTTGGCCGGGCCGACTGCGGTAATTTGCACCGATCCATAACCGGGGTCCTGATATTCCCAGAGCACGTGGCCATTCCCCGAACCATCCCACGCGGAGCCCTGCGTATGGGTGGGTGGCACCGATCCGGAGACGGCGGAGGCGCCGACCTGGATGGCCTTATAGGTCACGAACAGGTAGCGCCGCAGATCGCCCTTGACGATGCCCTTGTCGGGTTCCCACGCCGTGACATTTCGAATGTCCTGCTGCTCGAGATAGAACTGCGACCCGATCACCGACGGCGGAAAGATGTTGGCCGAGGCAAAAAGCGTGATGCCGTTGCCGTTAATCGAGCTGGCGTAAACCGCGATCGTGTCGTTCGGGTTGGCCGGCTGGAAAGGTCCGCCTTGAAAGATCGGCAGCACGAAACGCCAGTCGCCGCCGTCGAGCCGCTCGAGCTTATACGGCGGATACATCTCGCTTTCGTGCGTGAAATAGATCACGTCGAACGATTCGATATAATCCAGCGCGAAGCAGCCCTGCGCGTCGGTCAGTGAGGCCACCGAATAGGGCGTAGGGATTTCGTAGGGAGTTGGCACCGCGCCGGCGCCAGAACGGCCGCCGCCACCCGCCGTGACCTGCATGATTCCGGCAATGGTGTAGATCACCGCATTCATGGTGTAGACCGTGTTCGGCTGCCATTGCGGCACCCCCCCAAGGCAGGTCCAGACCGCGCTGCCATCGAACGTTGGAACCCCGACCTGCACCGTGGTGCCATCCGGATTCGTCGCCCCAGGCGTCGTAAACGCTGGGTAATTGGCGCCGCTCGTGCCGGCGGTCGTACACCACTGAATCTGCCCGTTGCGGTCGAGGATGACGGCGTTGAGCGCATATGCAGTCCCGCTCACCCAACGCGGATAACCGCGGTTGGTCCAGGTCAGCGCGCCATCGACGGTCGTAGTCGGCGTCCATGCCGGCGCGTTTGGCCCGAGCACCTGCCCGCGATTGGTATAAAAGCGCAGTGAGTAATCGCCCCACTCGAGGGCATAAGATTGCGTGATGTTGAAGCGGAAAGGCGTCAGCCAGCCGCGATTCGCCGAGATCTTGGTCGGCGCGATATAGCGCGTGCCCGAACGGCGCCGCGCCGGCCCCTGCACCATCGGAATGAAGTTGACGCACTGGTAGCAGCCGGCATTGTACTTGGGCGTATCGATGCGCCCCTCCATCGCGGGCGCCAGCTCGCCGGCATTGAAGTTGAGCAGTGCCGGTGAGACTTTCGTACCGCCGCTGCCGCCGCCGCCCAATCCGCCCGGTGGTGGTGTCGCTGCCATTTACCTCGTCAGATCCGACTCAGTATCCATGGGCTATCGGCGATCGCCTTCGGCGGGTCCTGCACCGCACCGACCCTGATCGCCATCGACAGCGCCGAGCCATACGCCGCGGCGGCCGCCTGCGCCTTGTCTGTGCTCTGGGTCAACGTTTCCGCCAGCGCCATGCCCATCCGGTAGCCGAGCGCCATCACGAATAACGGATCGAATTCAGTCGGGTCGGTTACGCGGGCGACGTAGCGAATGTTCAGCGGTGCCGGAATATTGGTCGCGATTTGACCATTCTGGATTGCGTAGTCCTGGTCAGGGCCGTTGCGGTAATCGGTGAACGAAGCCCCGGGGAACAGATCGCCGGCCATCTCGAGGCGCAGAAAGTCATTCGGCAACTGGTAGAGCGTGCTGAAGGTCGAGGTCCACACCGGCCCGTCGACCAGCGCCGGCAACGAGGCCAGGCGGATCGCGAACTTCCACATGTGCGATTCGATCTCGGCGTCGCGGTTGAACTCATAGATCGCGCGGGCCTCGCGCGCCGCCTTGACGTTGTCACCCAGTGAGTTGATGCGCGCCGCGCCGAGCTGCACGAGGCCCAGGTTCACAATGTCGACGTCGCTTGCCATCACCGCTTACCCAGCAATGCACGCCCGGCTCCAGTGCGGCGCTGGACCTGCTTTTTACGTTGCTCACTGAAGGCAATCGCGAGCGCCTGCTTCTGCGACTTTACGACCTTGCCTGAACCACCATTATGTAGTTTGCCGGAACCCCATTCGTGCATGACGCCGGCAAAATCGCGCGGCATGGCAGCTAACCGTTGTTACTGCCGAAATCGCCGCGCGCGCCGGCGTTGGCGATGCCGTTTTGCAGGAACAACTCAATCTGATCCATCGCGTTCTGCGCATCATGGATCGTAAAGTTGGCCTCGAAACGGAATTCATAAGGGGCGCCGGCGACGCTGGTGGCGCTGTCAACCACCTGATAACCGTACTGCCCGCGATAGACACTGAGATATCTACTAGCCATTGTTTTACCTCACCTCGCAAAAGTGGGGGGGGCGGCAGAATTACCACCCCCCTTGCCTGGGCAGGCGGGAAACTCAGTTATCGCACCAGGTCATTTTCAGCCCGACAAAGCCGGCGGTGCCGGTCTGCGCGGTCGACGTGACGCCCACGTCGTACTCAGTTACCGGGTCCGCCGGCAGCCCCAACATCTCCCAGACGCGCATGCCGAATTGATTTAAGGGAAATGCGATCGGCGTGCCGGCCCCAGTATTGGCGGCGGCCAGACTGAGTCCGGTAGCGAATGCCGTGGCATTAACCGCCGGACCTCCATTGATTTGATAGAGACCGACATTGGCCGCGGTGAATCCCGCCATCGCGCTGTTGACGATCGTCAATGACGAGATGCGCGAACTCGAGCGCACCCGGAAAAGGCGATAGATCGAACCAGCGGTATCGGTCGCACCCACCGCCAGCGACGGCGTGACCGCTTCGCGGATGAACGAGCCGTACAAATAGCCCGGAACCGGCAGCGGCGGCTGCGCGGTCGCATTCTGGATTAAAATTGAATTGACATTATTAGCTGGCATCGAAATTTACCTCCCGCTGGCCTTAGACCTCGGCGCAAGCGACCTGGATGACCTTGGTTTCCTGCAGCCGCGTCGCCCCCGCATACATGCTCGTGTAGCACTGCCACGGCTGCCCTCGCAGATCGTTGCGAATGCTGATTTTGGTCTCGACGTCCTGCCAGATGCCCCAGTGCATGCCGGTGCCTGCAAAGACCGGAACCATGCGCTCCGACGAGCCATTAACCGGCAATTGCTCCGAGTGAATGAAGTTGACGCCGAGGAATGGCTGCAGCTTGCCGCTGACCAGCGCCATGCTGTCCTTGTAG